TACTAATTGCAACTTTAATTTTATCTTTAGTTAGTTTAATTGGAAATACATCTGGGGGTAAAATATTTGTATTTCCTATTCCAGGAACGGAAGTTGTAACTATGCCAATTGAAGTATTTCCAACACCAGAGTAAATTAATCTTTCACCAGTATTAAATTCATGATCATTTATATCAATTTCTTGATTATTAGAAGTATTGATACCTGCTGGATTAAATGATTTAATGAATACTGTTTCACCACCTGAGAGTAAAGTAAAGGTACTTAGACCAATTATATTTCCACCAGTTGTTGTAGATATACCTGTAAACTGAGGACTTATATCATCAATCATCAACACCTTGTTTGTTACAGACTCATTATAATCTGTAATTATAGAAGATTCAAAAGATAATATCTTTGATAAATCTTTGGTATCAGTATCTTCTGTTACAAAATCATATTGACTTATTCTATGAACAGACGCTTCATTATCAACATTTAAAGATAGTTTAACTGTTGTACTAGCAGTTACGATACCAACAGCATCTTGATTTAATAACTGATAATCGGAAAAATTCTTATAACCAGATACATGTGCTAAACTATCGATTGGTTCTTTCCATGATTGATATGGAACTTCCCCTTTAACAGAATATGAAAATCTCTGATAATAATCATTATCATGAATTCTTTGAGTATTAACATTCAATTTACCCTTATCATTTGCCCAATCAATATTTTTATTAACCGAACCTGAAACTTCTAAATCAAAATCAAATTCAAATATATCTTCAATAGTTGCTTTTGCACCATTAACTGAACCTAGAATTTGCTGTTCAGTTGCGAATGATCCGTTTACATTTTCTAATTTTAGAAGTAATGCATTTTCATCCCAACCTGCTTTAACAACTCTTCCACTTGCATTTCCTTGAGTTATTGTTTCACCTTCCAAAAACTTAACTTTTTCAAATCGTGGTTCAAATGTGGCAAGATTATCTTTTTTAATTACTCTACCAAATTCATTGGATGAGTCATAAGTTCCACCAGTAGTTCCTAAACCAACTATAGAATATTGTATATATTCTGCTCCAGTAACTATTCCTATAGGATTAGAAGTAGTTGAAATAGTAAAATTCTCAAAATTATAATCAGATGAATTATATCCATCACCATCACCTAAAGTTTTAACATTTTCTACAAATATTTCATCTCCTGCTGCAAATGGAAATTCACCAGATGGAAATCCATTTATTGGTGATCTTAATGCTAATTGATTTCTTTGTTCTCCTGTAACAACGATAGAACTTGTTCTTTTTGTGCTTCCTTGAATAACACCAACACCATTTGAGTTAATTGTAGGTATGACTCTTAAATTATCATCGAAACCACTATCATTTGTTATAATTTCTACTTTTTCAATTGATCCACCAACAATAGTAGATTTAAATGATATATTTGGTTGTCCAATTGCAACTATCTTAGGAGGTGTAGTGTAATCTTGCCCTCCTGTTAATATACCAACACTTTTTAATGTAAATGCATTTTTTAATTTTAAAATTGTATATGAATCTGCTCTTGGCACTAAAGTTTTATTATTCGTAAATTCCAAACCTTGGTCTGCAACATTTACAGCACGTATCTGTCCAATGTCTTCTGATTCAA